ATTCAGGAGCTTCAAAATCTTCACCCTCTGCAACTTCTTGGTCTAACGCGATTTCTTCTTCGTCAAGTGTGATTTCGTAGACAGTTTCCTCATCTTCGTTAATGCCATCCATTGAAAACTCTTCTTCATCTTCATCTTCCATAGAAAAATCAGTTTCTTCTTCGTCCTCAACCTCTTGGTCTAACTTAATGATGTACTCATCTGATTCATCTGAGAATGAAATTGTATCACCATCTTTTTTAACTACGATACCATCTTCAGGTTTCATCGCTTTGAACACTTTCAAAACTTCTTCGTCAGATGCACTTGTCATATCAAGTACGTCTTCCTCGTCGTCTGCAGGTTCGTCTGCCATTTCTTCTTCAGAATCTTCGTCGTCTAATGATGGTTCACCTTCTTCATCTTCTGATTCAGTGTCATCTGCGGTTTCGTCGCTTATCGAAGTTTCTTCATCACCAGGTTCATCACCGGTTACATCTTGTGCTTCTTCATCAGGAACATTTAATTCCTCGTCTTCTGCTTGTTCTTTAAGCAAATCATTTAGTTCTTGCTTCATTACTGAAGAAAGTATACCTTTTGCATTTTGCTTTACGGCTTCTTCAAGTGTATTAACTTGAAGTAACGCTTGTTCTAAAATGGATTTTTGACTCATTCTAATTATTTGTTTTGTTATCTTATAAATATAACGGTTTTATGAAAAATTTTGTTTTTCGTATCGATATCCTAATAAATATTGTTATTTCGACAAAAAACTATCAAGTTTCCCCATCAGTGATTTCATTTTGTCCATTTCTTGAGGTTGTTCAGCGATAGATTCTTGGAATTTATCTCTGTCACCTAAGTCTTGGAATACATATGCTCCAGGTGTAGATGGAGACGACACTAAATCAAAACAAACCAATTCAAAATCTTCTTGAACAATGTTTTGACCTTTAATGTTTTTTAAAGAACCCACACCACGTGATGATATACCCAAAGTTGCTCCGTTCATGATTAACATTGCTGCTTGGTCACCTTTAGTAGAAACAATACCCATCTTCTTCCAACCCGGAGAAGTGAATAGTTTAATTTTACCCATTAGGATTTTACCGTCCCACCAAGTTTCCAAAATAGAATGAGAAACCCTATCTAAATCAATTAGAGAAGATGAAGGGTGATTTAACTCATTAAGAGCCCCACCTTTTTGAATAAGTGTTTGGTATTTTTCGTTCTCTCTTTTTAAAAGAACCTCGGGATAGATTCTCCCGTTTTTATTTGGTGTGTCGTATTTTTGTAAAACAGCATAAAGGATAAGGTCTTGTGAAAAGTCCATATCCTTCATTTCTGCTATAATCTTCTTATTGTCGTCGGGAGAGACGTGTCCTGCGTCGTATTCGATTAGTATACCTTTTCCCGTCTCGTTTGCTCCTAGTACCTTCATTTATAGTTTTTATACTATAAATACATCAATATCGAGACTTAATCTTTGTTTTTGAAAAAATTAAATATATTTCTATCATTTAAATCATTATTAATGATAGTATCACTTATTTCTTTCATAAGGTTTTTTATGTCTTTTGACTTAATATCAAAAGATTTTTGAACATAAAATGTTATCTCTAAATTCATAAACGATTTCTTATCTAATTTTATGCCTTTCGTTCTAACATCTAAATCCACAATACTTTCCCTTTTAAAGTGGTCGTTATTTAAATCGTAGATTCTTGATTTTATTGTTCTTCTTGTTTTTGAGATTACATATTCGTAATCCGTTGTGTCATTATTTGGTAATAACCATGAATTAAGTTTAAGGTAAATTGTTTTTAAATTTTTGTAATCAACTGTACCGTATCCTATTTTAACATTCTGATGGAATCCCAAGGGTATAAATTTCCCTGTTTTCATTAATTTGGTTCATATTTATTTCTTTATGGTGATATTAAAATATAGTTAAAATATTCAATAAAACCAAAAATATTTATAAATAAACAATAATATAATGATAATAGTAAAACTTAGTAACGAAAAAAACTTAGAAACTGCATTAAAGACCTATAAGAATAAGGTCAATAAAACTAAACAAATTCAGAAATTAAGAGAAAGACAGGAATTTGTTAAACCTTCTGTTATTAGAAGAAAAGAAATTTTAAAAGCAGTGTACGTTGAACAAACAAAAAATGGTCTTAATTAAGACCATTTTTTAATTCATTTAATCTGTGTAGATTATATCTCGAAGGTGACATTTGTTTGACCTCTTCTTTTACAGAATTTAATTTTCTTGATAAATCAGTATCGTTAGATTCATTTAATAATGTCGATACTGAATTTAGAATACTTTCTTTTAAATCGGTAGTTTTTGATTCAACCTCTTCATTAGATAAAGAAAGAATATTTTTTAATTCCTCCTTTTGTTCCTCAGTTAATGAACTATTATATAGTACATTGAAATTGTTAGCTAAAACGGCGTGTAATAAGTTCTCATTGGATGTGTATGTAGTGTCTTCTACAACGACTGGTTCTCTCTTTGATGTTAAGTGTTCCATTAGTCTATTCTTAGCATCTACCTTAGTTTCAACGTTTGATAGTGTATCCATTTCACATAAGTGGTCTAAAGCTGAATATACTTCATTTTCGTTGATGTCGGTGACATTAAGTTTTTTATCTAAAGTCTCACAAAATTCACGTAATGAATACATGTGGTTTTTTAAAATTGAACCAAGTCCGTCAACATATTGTTTTGCGTTTTCTTTATTGTCGAAATATTTTGTTTCGACGCTTTCATAAAACAAATACATTTCTTTGAAATCTTTGTTTTCTTTAATTGTATTTAAAATGTCTTTCATCTCAGCCTTATTCTGGTTGGTATAGGCTTCTGTTAATTTACTTAACATTTTAGTTTTTAGTGTTCCGAACTTAGTCATTTTTAATCGTTTAAGATGTCTTTTAATTTATTCTCTATTTCATAAATATTCTGTTGTGCCTTATTAACGTCAAATAAATCCGCTATTTCGTCACCTTCACCCAACATTCCCAATATTTTATTCTTTCTACCTTCACTTAAGGGTGCGGTTCCACCTTCCATCGGTGGTGCCGAATCCATTGGTGGGGTTGACATATCACCACCTAATCCGGCATCTCCACCTGCGGCGGCATCTGTTCCGCCCGATGATTCTAATTTAGTTCTTTCTTCTTCAGGGATACCATATTTCTTATCAACCTCATCAAATATACCTGAACGTTTAATGATTGTGTTGGTTACCATTAACTCAGCACCTAACGCCCTCTCAAGACGTTGTTGTTGTAAATCAAGAATAACATCATTATCACTTAAACCAAGGATATTTTTCTTAGCCCAAGTATGTGAAACAGGCAATATACCCATTTGTGATTGGTCAGATGTTGCGTCCTTATATAAAGTAATTTTTTCTTTCCATTGCTCAATACGTAATAAATCTGATTGTGCAGATGGATTAGTTAAAGACAATGTGAAATTATGTAACTCATCCTCTAACCCTAAAAGATAAAGGTGAACTAAAGCAATTTTATTTAATTCTTGAATTAATGATTTTTGTATTCTATTAATTGTTCTCGCAAAACGAATATCCATTAATGCCAAATTCTTACCATCACCAACAACTTCTTCAAAACCTAAGAATGCCTTAGGAATACGAAGTGCTGCTAATAATTTCTTTTGGATGTACTCGATATCGGCAATCTCACCTAAGTTCTGAGCTCCCGGTAATGTTTCAATAGGATTGGTTTGAGACGGGTCACGAACAGGGATAAAATAATCTTGGTCAACAGCCATTTGATTATATCTCATATCAACCTGACCATTTTTCTGGTCCACAACTTGGTCTCTTTTAAATTTATTCGCCACACGTTGTACATAAGGTTCAATGTCCTTATCGTCCATATTACCAACGAATACTTTGAACACACGTCTTTCAGGTGCTCTCGAAGTTCTATAAATTAACATAGCATCTTCAGCAAGTAAAAGTTGTTTCCAAATTCTTCTGATTTTATCTAACATAGAAGTACCGTAAGGTAATTTTCTATCGTCACCTAATAATCTAAAGTGTGCAATCTCCCAAGCTTGAAATTCTAAATCTTTATTTTTCCAAGCAAATCTCAATTCTCTTGATGGAAGTTTAGTGTTTGTGTTAAAACCTGTTTGGTTTGGGACTTTCTGTACTGCACCTTCGATTCTTTCAACCTCAATGTTAGGTAATTGTTGACAACCAATAACCCCCTTATCAGGGTCCACTTTTAAATAAACAAAATCATCACCGTACTTACACATACCTCTAGCCCACATTTGTAGGTTAGTGTTAATGTCTAATGTATTTTCAAATAAATCAGTTAATATGTTTTGAATTCTTTTAGATTCAGAATAAATGGTTAATATCTCACCTTTTTCTGACATTGTTGTTGACTCTTCTGCGTAAATGTCTAATGATGCCGAAACTTCAGGTGTAAATTCCATTGATTCGTAATCATAATATGCTGATAATCTATTTGGTTCGTAATAAACCGATTGATTATATAACGACTGGTCAATCTTCGCCCATTTATCTGCAACGTATTGACTTTGTTGTGCCTGTAATAACGCATTTTCAAAATCCTCCTTACTGTCAGTCTTTAGTAACTCATCTTTAGAAAATTGAAAAGATGGTGGAGCTTCAACATTAGGTCCTTGAAAACCAAATGTTTTAGTTAATTTTTGAAATATCGTTAGATTTTGTTTTTCCATATCTATAAATACTAATTATAATAATCTAAGTCTTTTTTTTGTAATAATCAATAGTTACCTTGGTTTCCCAAATAACCACGAAAATTCTTTATAACTATCTTTAGGTATATTTGTTGGATTACCCTCACTAAAGAGACTATTATCCATTGACATTGAACCTATTGGGTCGAATGATGTCCCATATGAATAGAACGTTTTACTCGCCTCATACGTTCTCTCAGACATAGTCCAAGACTCTAACATAGCTTTGTTTGCGTTTTCATTTCTCTCCAATTGATTAAAACACATATCACCGGCGTATAATGCCATTGACATACTCATAATCGCATCATCATGTTGACCTTTCATGTGGTCAGGTCTACCGTTAAGATAAACAAACGTATTAAGTTCACTTAATAATCTACTTGACCTAACAATAAAACCTTTTCTTAATTGTTCTTCAAACGCAGCAACGATTTGTGTTCTTTTATTGTTGAAATTTAACCCGGGTATTTTTTCAGTTGCTTTCTTGTTATATTCCCAAATATTTTGTGTGTTTATACCGTCAATATATAGGTTTTTATAATTCATTTCCTGTAACTTTCTTGAGGTGGCAACTCCCATTCCACCTGTGATATCGATAACAATAAACGCCTCATATAATATTCCCCACTTATATGCAACCGCAGCTAAATCATCTGGAGGTATTTTACCAATATATTCAGCAACTTGTTCCCTATCATCAAAATCCACAATATTAATTGACGAGAAGTCTTCACTATCTCCTCTACTAACGTCGACTCCCATAATGTAACGATGACCGGCAATTGGTTCCTTCCAATGCCAAAATGTACCTTGCATGTATTTTTCTTTAGGTACACGTATCATATTCTTAGCGATGTTCTCTTGTGTCTCCCCAGGTATAACGGAATCCCCTGAACCTAAAAAGTCACATTCCAACTCCTGAGAAATCATACGTCTATCGTATTTAAATTTCTTAGACATGGATTCAAACCACGATGAAAGAGGTTTATATCCCTCATCCAAATAGTCGTTATATTTTTCCATATCAAAATCGGTCATTACAATGTCATCATCATTGTATTGTTCCCTATTTAACATGTAATGTACAATATCGTTACATTTTACCCATCTTAAATCTTTTGTGTAACGTGGGTCTTTAAACCATCTTAAATCCGTAATGTGGAAATCGTTAACACCTCTAATTGCTTGGTCGTATACCCCATAATAAATTGGGTCATATCCATTGGGTGTTGAGATAAGAATAATCTTACCACCCGTAGATAACGATGCCATAGACGCAGCCCAAAAGTCTTCACCTGCATCAATGTACGCAGCCTCGTCAAATACAAGTATGGTCGGTGTAAAACCACGTAACGCATCGGGAGATGTTGCAACGGCTTTAACCTCACATCCATTATTTAATCTAAATCGACTTTCAGAGTTTTTATCAGGTGAGAAACCAACATTAATCCATTCTGGCCACTGCTCCAAGAAATTTCTAACTTTGTTAGCCATCTCAATCGCGGTGTCACGTTTGTTGGCAATAATAAGAACCCTCTCAGGTTCAGTCTTCTTTGCCGTTTGTAGTTTTTTTGAAATCCAAGCTGCGGTTACTGTTGATACCCCCGCCTGTCTATATTTTCTTGTAATGTTCTCATTATACTTCTCATAATCCTGAATCAATTGTTCTTGGTCAGGGAAAAGTTTTAATGGTACATATTTTTTTTGAGTATTATCGTAAGTTGTGAGGTATGTTCTTAATGCATACGGTGCGTCTTTTATAATTCTCGCATATTCATGTAGTTGTTCTAATCTACTCATACTAATAAATATAAAAACTAAAGTTCTCTATTCGAGACCTTCATTTTATTTTGGTAAACTAATTCCCATCTGTGATAGGAAATCAGTTAAGTCATCGTCTTTATGTTCTTCCATAAATTCATCCATTAGTCGTTTGAATTCTGAATCGGAAGTTGTAACGGTTTCATTATCTACCTTTCTGGTTAAATCATAATAGATTGCACCTATTA